GTCTGGCTGGCCTTCGTTAAGGCTAGACGCCATGGCAATTTGCGCGAACTGCTCAGCAATTTGCAGCAAGTTGCCGCGTGCGCCGGGGTCGTTCTTGAGCGGCATAACGATCATCGAAGCCAGCCGGAAAGCCATAGCCTCGACAAACGACGATGGCCAGCGTTCGGCTTCTTCAACGCGCCGGGTGTAGCGCAAAACAGCCTCGGGCATATCGCACAAAATCGCCCGGCCGTCAGCCTCAAACTGCACATCGAACTTAGGGCGAGCGTCCACGTTTTGCGTGCGGCCAAAGCTAGTAGCTCCAAGGATTTCATGCGCGTTCACGCAGTCGTTTGGGTATCGATAACGGAACCCCCAGCCATCTGGCGGGCTGCCAAGATCAGCCAGCACCACCGTAGTCGTGGCAAATTTCCACTCCATATCCTTGTAGGAAAACAGCGCGTCGCGGCAGGTATCCCAATAGCGCGCACAAATTACCCGCTCCGGGCTGCGCTCTAGCTCGTCGGCCACGGTGCTGCTGACGCCAATATGACCCAGCGCCATATTGTAAATATCTACTCGACTCGACATTTGGTTGCTCCTATTCGGTTCTGGCTTTTGCCTACTATCGCCGCAAACCGTGCCAATCGCCAAACAGCAGACGAAAAAAAGCCCCCAACAAGGAGGGCAAAGGTGGTGTGGTGTTTGTTATGCGTCAGGCAAACCGCTGCCCTGTTCAGTTTGGGTGCTGATGCCGAGCTCATCCAAGCCCGAGGAAGGTGCGCCATCCATAGCTACTTGTGCAATCTCGCCACCAGCGTTAAGGCGTTCGGCTTCTGCCTCGGCCAACTCCTTGGCCTGCCCGTCATCCTTGCGGAATACCCGGCTGGCATAGCTGCCGTCGGCAATGCGCTCTACAACGTAGTTGCCTACGCCTACGCCCTTGCCGTTGTGCTTTGCAGCGAACTGCGCAGCACCAGCAGTCACGGCCGGCGCATCCTCGCCAACCAATTTAAGCCAGCGGCCCGGAGTAATGCCGGGGTCAAGTGTTACCACTTCCCCCGGCTCGCGCCAGCGCTGGCCAATGTAGTGAGCAACGTGCGTTACCTCGTAGCGCTTGGCCATGCTACCCCCTTAAACGACGTAGTTACGAGCATAAGCGCGGTATGCGTTTATGTCGGTAGTCAGGAAGGCATCAAACTGGCCGGCAGTAAGCGGGCCAGCGGCAACGGTATAGCGCACACCAAGGTAGCGCTCATAGTTGCCAGACGGCAGCTTGATGGCGGCAATGACGGTGCCAGCAGGCGAGAACGCAGCAAATGCCAGTGCGCCAGTGCTAAAATGCGTAGTCGCACTGGTAAGCGCTACGTTGTCGTCAGACTCCAGCGTTACCGCCAAAGTGGCGTCGTTGCCGGCATCGGTTGCCGCCACGGCAGTCTGCACTACCAAATAAACATCTTGGCCTGTGCCGATATCGCGGATTGGGTTTTTGCCCGAGGCGTTGCTCACCAAATCCATCACGTTGGTGCTGATAGCGGTTGCAGTCACCGCCTGCGAATCAGAGAACTCTGCTTGTTTATCGACATACATGGTTATTGCTCCTGTAGTCCTGAAAGGGTGCTGCGCGGTCTTAGACCACGCGCGCCTCAGAGTTTAAAATTGCATCGACACGACGCACTGGAACCTCGCCGAACATCAGCGCTGGGCGACCATCAACCTCGTCATACATCAAGGTGGAGTTTGCCACCTTGTTGACGGTCTGGCGGCGCAAGAAGCTGCGCACGGTGCGGTTAACGTAGTAGGCCGGGGTTACGCCAGTTAGGCTGTGGATCATTTCTTGAGCCTGAGTCATCAGGTCGATCAAGTCAGCACCGGCAGCGGCGTTCTTGGTCAGGTCGCTTACGTCCACGTTACAGATGCGGACTACATAGCGCCAGTCTGGCACGGCGATACCGCACTTCCACTGGTATTGATCCATCACGGCGCGATAGCGGTTTTGGTCGCTGTCGAACGCATCACCTTCGCCCAAGTCTTTGTGCATCAGACCGGCAGTTGAACCCTTCGGATAAATACCGTGAACGCTGTTAGCGCCCCAGCCAACCAGCCAAATCGACGTGTTATCAGTGCCAGTGCCGCCGGCGTCGATCACGTTGACCTTGTTTTCAGCACCACCCGCAGTGGTCGGCACGTCATCGAAGCGCGGCGCAAGGCCGACAAATTCTTCCGGGCTTAAGCGGTCGCCGTAGATCACTTGGCGCTGCATGCGCTGGTTCATCGACTCCATGAATGCCTTAGCCTGGCCAAGACGGAATGACGCGGTATTGCCGTTAAGCATGGCCAAATCAAGGTCAATCTCGGAGCGCGCCTCAAGAATCGCGCACGCCTCGTCGATCTGCGCAGTAGTCGCCTTGCTTGCTGGAACGCCCTTGTTCAGCTTACGAAACGCTACGTCAGGCAAGCCGGTGCGCGTGGTAACGCGATGGCCAGTTGGTAGGTTGCCTTCAATCCAAGGCATATCAAGCAGCATTTCGTTTTCCTGGCTCAGCATTTCCGCAATAGCTGCAGAGCCGCCGTCAGGGTCAAGGGTGCGCGCTACATCAAGCAGCGTGACTTTATTTGCGAGAGTCGCCATGTGTTAGCTCCTTACTTTTGGGCAGGCCAAAGACGTTCTTCGATGCTGCGGGGGCCTTTACCCGCATTACCGCCGTGCTCCAGCGTGTCTTGAGACATTGCCGAACCAATGGAGTGGATGAACTTGAAGAACTCAGGGTTAGAGCCGAGCGCCGAGCGGTTAAGCATTTCTCGTAACTCAGGCGTAGCGAATTTGACCATTACCTTACTGGTCGTTTCCAGCGACTTATTAAAGTTCTCGCCACCAATATCGGGCAGCTTGGCGCACTCGTCAGCCCATGACTTATTAAGCGCGCCAATGGCCTCGACCTGCTGCTGCTCGACCTGCTCATCGGTTGGGTTGCGGGCGCTGTCGATGGCCAGCAGCTTATCGAGCACGGCCTGCGCCTTGTCTTGAGGCAGCCCAAGCTCCTTGAACAGCTCTTGCACCAGAGGCGCGGCTTTCTCGTCAAGCTCAACGCCTTCTGGCATTTTGAACTCGTAGACTTCTGGCAATGCCGGCGCGTCAGGCTTAGCGGCATCATCTGCCGGCTTGTCTGCTACCGCCACGGTTTCTGGCTTGGCCAGATCACCCAGCAGGCTTGGAGCTTCTGCGGCTGGAACTGCAGCCGGTGCAGGTGCAGGTGCAGGCGCATCAGTCACGGCAGCCGGCGCAGTGGCAGGCAAACCGCCACCACCATCGCCACCATCAGCTGGTGCCTCGTTCATGTACAGCCGACCAAGCAGGTTTGGCATTAGGAAACTCATTCTTCACCACCTTCAAGTTGAGATTGTGCCAGCTCTACGGCCAGCCTTTTTCGGTTTTCAGTAACCATGCGGTCGTAAAGATCAGGGCATTCTGCCAACAAATCATTCATCACCTGCAGCGCCAATGAGCGCCGCCCCTCATTGAAGGCAAGCCCCGCAGGCTCAACAGTTGGCGATACCTGATAGATGCCCATCACCTCGAACCGCTCCCACATCACACGGCGCGATGCCGGCGTGCCCATCATGGTACGCCAGCCCGCCGTGCGTTCAAGTGCCGCCAATTTAACGGCATCCGTTTGATTGGTCAAAATATAGACACTCCAGTTAAATCGCGCCGGTTAATGCAGTGAGCGCCGTGTCGCCGCCCGTTGGTGTTTCCGACAAGGTTTTGGCACCTTCAACCATAGCCGCAGCCTGCTCCATTTGCTGTTGCTGCGCTGCTTGCTCGGCTCTGGCTTGTCGAATCGCCTCAACCTGCTTAGCGTCGCGGAGCATGATCGGCGGCGCACCAATGGCCGCGTAGTAGCCCTTTTGCGCCTCGTCTGTGTCGATGGCATCAAAGGCATCTTGCACGCCAGATTGTACCAACATGCTTGTGAACTGCAGCGCCCGCTCGATGCTGCCCGCCGCTACCGACTTCTGCGCCTGCGCCAAGATGCTGACGTACTCAACCGTTAGTGGAACGCCGGCCAATTCTTCGGGCGGCGGTGGGATCAGCGGTACACCGGGAAGCAATCCCATCCAGCGAGGCATTGACTGTTCCAGCATCACAGCGAAAACCTGATTCATCAGCGGGTCAAATAGCTCATCGTTATTGCGCTCAACGACAGGCCCGAGCATGAGCATTTTTTCTTCTTTGCGCTGCGATACCTCATAGGCAGTCATCGTGCCTTCGCTCTGGCTAATCAGCAGAAACAAG